AAGCCTGTATCCGTTGCATCGACGAAGTTTTCTTTCCAGCTTACGAACGAATCCTTAAACGCTTAAAATAATGCCAGATCCCGTATTAGTCAGACCAAATAAGAAACCCTATAACTTCTCTAAGCTTATCAAAGAGGTTAAAGGGAAAGAAGGTTTTGTATCCAAACCCTACAAAGACTCTAAAGGTTTATGGACTATCGGTTACGGTAATTTGATTGGTGATGGGAGTGATGTGTCATACAAGAAGTCTCCTTACTACACTGGTAAGATTACAATAGGAAAGAGTGGTATCGCGACAAACGCCGACCTTTCTGGTAAGTCGGTTACTGAGGAAACCGCTAGAGCTATGATGATGAAGTCGATCGGTGATAAAGCGAGACGCGCAACTAGCGACAGCATGTTAAGTGATAAATTCTTTGACCTCTCGCCAGAGCTTCAGGACGCTGCTATTTCTTCTGTATACAGGGGCGGTCTTTCTGGATCACCTAAGACGATGCAAAATATTCGGGAAGGGAAGTTCGCTGAAGCCGCGAAAGAGTTTTTAGACAATGAGGAATACCGTCAGGCTAAAAAGTCTGGTTCAGGTGTTGCTACTAGAATGGAAGGTCTCGCTAATCTTCTGAAAGAAGAAGCTAAGAAGAAAGCATCGTTCGCGGAACGAGTAGAACAGAGGATATCTGAATGAAGAAAAAAATACTTAAGAAAGCCCGCCGCAAGAAATCGAAGTCTCGCGTCAACGAGGCGGGAAACTATACGAAGCCTAAGATGCGTAAGCGTATGTTTAAAAGAATTTTAGCGGGAACAAAAGGCGGTAAAGCTGGCCAGTGGTCAGCCCGCAAAGCGCAGCTACTAGCAGCACGATACAAAAAAGCAGGAGGAGGCTACAGAAACTAATGAAAAAATTCAAACCACACATGATGTATGATAAGTCCGGTAAGGGCTATAAAGCGAACACCTACGAACAACATTTAGCTATGAAGAAAAAAGGATACGGGCATACAAAGCCATCAACTAAGTCTTCTACTAAGAAGAAGGTTAATAAAATAATCCGTAAACGGGCTACTCCTAAGTCTAGATACTGATGCCAAAACGTAGGTCACAGAGATCTCTCGACAACTGGACAAGAGAGAAATGGGGAACCAAATCCGGTAAGCCGTCTTTAGAGACAGGTGAGCGGTATTTGCCGAAGGCTGCGCGTGAAGCTTTGACTGACGAAGAGTATTCCCGCACTAGTCAGAAGAAACGAGAGGGTATGAAGGCGGGTAAACAATACGTTAAGCAACCTAAAAGTATCGCGGAGAAGACCGCGAAACATAGAAAAACGGCTAAGATTCTGAAGAACATACGCCGTAGAAAAGGTAAATTTTGAGTCGTTTCATAATCTACAAACCAACGCCTGACGACGTTGCCGAAGCCTTCAAAAGATCTGAAGCTCTAGGTAGTCTCAGAACTTCTTTTACCAACGGTAAGGGTAACATGACGGGCTTTCTTGGTGAGGTAGCATTTGAGAATACTTTCAAGCAGTTTAACTACGTGGGCAATAATTCGTTCACCCACGACTACGAATACAAAGGTCTGACGGTTGACGTTAAGGCTAAGAAATGCACATCGAGGCCGATGCTTAACTACAACGCCTCAGTTGTGAAGACGAAGTTCAGTAAGTTTGAAGCTGACGTATACTTCTTCATGCGGGTCCACGAAAACCTTCGTAAGGTGTGGCTCTGTGGATGGTCGCCTAAGAAGTCGATTATCCACAAAAAACGGTTCAGTAAGAAGGGCGAGAGGGACGCAGACGGGTTTCGATTCAAGGCTGATGGCTATAACATCGAAATAAAGAGGACTCGTCGGCCTGATTCTTTTGAGTCACTTATCATCCGGCGGTAGCTGCTTGTAGTGGATATGGCCCGTCCTTTTAAAGACGGGCCTTATTCCGTTCGGTGCTACGAGATCTACGAACTCACTTAGCGGAGCATCTACGTAAGCGTCTATGATGGACGGATCTCCTCCGAGTTTCTCCATAGCTTCACGTAGTTCCATCCAGAACTCACCGCAGAGTTCCTGTCGGCGTATCTGTAGATCTTCGTTTGTCATCCGCTTGATAACCTATATCGTATTTCTCACTCAGGTCAATACTCCAGACTTTTCCATTACCTTGTCCTTGAGATGTAATCGGGCGGATTTTCTTGTTGACTCGTCCAGCTTCTTCTAGAGTTATCATGCCTCTCCGGCAGAACTCTAGATTTCTCGAAGACCCGACTTCCCGACCACTGTTTAAGTCATGTAGAAGCACCTGAAACTCAGTGAGTGTGCCTGTCCATCTCTCCATCTCTGGGTATACCTCACGGCAACGCTTCGCGAAATACTCGACCAGTTCAGAGATTGTGCTACGGCTACTGTTGTCGTAAGCAGCATCTGCGATGGTAGGATCAATATAAGACTTCACGCCAAAACGACCGACGTCCTCAACACCTTCCGGCACTTCCCAGTCTTGCAAGAACTTAGCGAAGTAAGGTAGCTCATCTGCGATTTGGGCTTCGAGAGTTTCATTGGGTGCAAACTTCTTGGTTGATTTCTCGCTGATTAACAGGGCCATAAGCTTGTCGCGATTACTAGTATCAAGCGAGGGTATCACTGACAGCGAGTTTGCGTCCATGTTCAAGGACATAATCACACGGCCAGTCCAAGGAATCGACATAGCGTCGGCATACTTAGCCATATACTCGACTCTGGGATTAGCTACCGCACGTTTGAGTAGCTCAGTTGCACGTCTTTGGTCTTGAAAGCTTGCTGCTGAGGTGGTGTCGTCAATGACCCAAGACGCTACCTTACCTAAGTCTTTGTTGAACTTCGTCTGACCAGATAGGTAGTCAGACGCATCAGAGAACCCCCCTACGAGGCCACTGATGATTTTGTTCGACAATAGCGACTTGCCGCGACCTGTCGGCCCGACCAGCAACAAAGCTTGTCCTTGTAATTGGACTTTATTCAAGACCGAATAGTGAAACCTCTTCAGCCATGAGAAGAAATAATCTAAAGCAGCGTGTTCAGAACTATTCACGAACAACTGGTTCAACCACTGGTGGATGAACGGCCACTTGGCAGGATCTCCATCGCTATCAGGTTCTACTGCTTCTAGATTAGCGCAGTTCAGAATCCGGCTAGAGTTGTAGGACACGATACGCTCTGGTGAAAACACTACAGGCGCAATCTCGTCAATCCGGTTGTTGTTACTGATCGCGAGGACCGCAGCCTCTACTTCGCTGATACCTTTACCTTTCTTCACCCTAGTGGAGAAACCAGCCTGACGTAGTTCGAGAATGAGTTGATCTTTCGGGATCGAAGCCGCGCTATCGAACATCAACTTAAAGAATGACTTACCATTAAACCAGTATTCGTCGAGGAGGCCGGATATCTTCTTGGTCTCGTAGTCTTTAACAAAAGCACTACCGAATATATCGGACCAGCTCATGAACCCTTTACCAGCCCGATCACTGTAACAAACGATACCATCCTCTACGACCTGACAACCATCACGGTCAATACCGTCATCGATCCAGAATAGTGGACCTCTGGCTCCGACTTCAAAATCACCGAACCACCGATTCGGGAATCGGGATTCGACTTCAGAGGCAATAACATCGATAGGGATGTTGACCTCCGAAGACTCTGGCGGCTTTGACGTAGCTGCCTTCATAAGAGCGGAATGAACAATGCCCATCGGAACCTGACCGTTGGTCTGTTTCCAATCCTCACCCAACTCAAAATACTGATTAGGTCTGAATGACGACGAATCGAAACCAGCAAAGAGTTTATCAATACGTAGTTCACGGTTGATGTTCATTATGAAGGCGTCGAACATCGAGGGGTCAATAGGAACAGGCTCGGAGAACTCCCACACCAATCGGAGGTAGCCGCTATAAGTCTTGGAGGCCCACGTAGGTTTCTCTGTTCCAGAACAGATAGTTATCAATTTTGTCTCAATAGAACTCCAGTCAATAGGGGCATCGTAATCTGCAACGACTCCGTAGACTTTGTGGACGGGGTTGTCGTTACTTATTCTTTTTGATGGCGCACGACCTTCAAAGGTTGAGTAGAAAACGTGGTTAGTATTAGGATTACTACACCACTCCCGATATTCCGCTTTTGATTTAAAGGTAGGTTTAGGAGTCGGTAGTTTACTCAGGTTGTCGGTCTTTATTGTTTTGGAATCGCGCAGGTTACGCAAATATCGATAGGTCATTTTATTTTTGGTATTTGGTTAAGATTTCACCCTCCGCATCCAGAGGTATATTAGGAATCCACTCAGGAGGAGTGGACATGATTTTGATAATTGTTTGTAGGGTCTCCTCAGCTTTGTTTTCATCGCATTCACAGATTACTTCGTCGTGGACATGAAAAATAATATCTATGCCAGCCTTATCAATCTCCAGCATCATATGGCTAAAGATATCACGGGCCAGAGCTTGTGACATATTCTCCGCTAAAACGCCACCCCAAAGATTCATTTTCCTGAGTTGACCGTTCCGGTTAATCCGGCAGAGGTAGTTAGAGGGTCTACCTCTATTTAGAATTTCTTCTAGCTTCGGGTAGGTCATAATCCGCCCAGAAGGGATCTTAAGTTTTAAGACTCTTTTACTCATCGCCCCTTTGATTCTATGATCTAAGTTACTCCAGAATCTAGGAACTTTATGGAGACGATCTCGATATAGTTCGACAGCCTCTTCTGCCTCTTCGATAGGCATACCATATAGCTCGGCGAATCTTTTCGCGCCAGCCCCGTAACCGCAGCCTAACACAAGAGCCTTAACTTTATGCCGAAGCTTGACGTCTTCTTTCTTTAGGACTCCTTTGTCTTTGGACCAGAGACCAAACTGAATAGCGAAGGCTTCGTAAATATCATCTGAGGCTTGGATAGCGGCCATTGTTTCCTCATCTTTTGACAACCAACATAAGGTCCGAACTTCGATCTGCGAGAGGTCTACCACTACGAGTTTACGTCCTTTAGGGGCGGTGATCAGGTTCCGCATATTGACGCCAAACATTTCGTCTCGCGGCAAGTTTTGGAGATTGAGATTACCGCCACTACCACTAAAGCGACCAGTGTGGCCACCGAAATACATGATACCGCCGTAGTAACGGTCGTCCGGCATCGTTGCATACTCAAAACTATCGAGCTTCTTCTTGATCGCGTTGATTCGCCGCCAGTTGGTAACAGACTCGACCCACTTGTATTTATGACCATGAACACGAATCCACTTCTGGGCGTCTACATCGGTCTTCGCCAATGAGGCTGGTGGCTCAATACCCATCTGAATACAATGCTCATCGAATGCCTTACGGCTCAACAACGGCTTTTCGTCGGCCCAAGGGATTGCCCTCTCTGTCTCAAATAAAAGTTCGTTGATAGTCTCCTTACTTTTACGGAGTGCGTCGATGTCAATAGGGATACCCCGCTGAACGATACGCCTGTTAAGGGTGCTTATATCACGCTCGAACTGAGTCCATTTGGACTCATATTCTTTCCACAATCGTAAACAGAGAACAGAGTCTTTGATGGCATACTCTTCGACCTCTCTTTTGAAATCTTCGCTCATCGAGCCCCACGTCTTTCCGGACATGTTATCACGAGTCGTTTTAGAGATCTCCAAATCAAAGGCTACCGCAGTGGAGTTCTTAAGCGATCTAGGTAACCCACAAGCAGCGGCCATGTCTGCGGTGCAGTGCCACTCGGCTGGCTTGACTTCCGGCCACCAGTTCTGAGTCACCCCATATAGGTAAAGTGTTTCGTCAAAGCTGGCGTTATGGCTAAGGACTATCTGCCCTTCCAGTAGTTGCCAGTCAAAATCTTTAGGGTGGCCAACCCACTCTAAACCGTCATCTCCGACAACGCTCACCATATAGGCGTCGAAGGAGTGGTGGGAAAAGTATCCCAATGGACCTAATGTCTTGATGCTACAATCGCGATCATAGAAGGTCTCAAAGTCTAATGCATAAGTTTTCATATTTGTTGGTGTCTAGGCAAAGAAAAACCCACTCCAGTAGACACATAGACTGGAGTGGGCTTGCGTTTGGGTTACTCTTCTGCTTCGTTGAAATCGAATTCCAATGGAGCTTGTGTATCGACTACGTGCTGGATAGCAGACCGGACTGTCTTCAGCTTCAGAAGATTAGCACTAACTTCTTCAAGTTGCCCTTCGACTTGGCTGACCATGTTATTTAACATCTCGACCTCGTCCTCAAGTAGTTTGGTGTCTATGTCTTGATTAGGCATTGTGACTAAGGAAGTTGTTAACGAATCCTGCGACACTCTCGTCTACGGCTTCTTTAGTAGCAGTCAAAGTTGGGTTATACCAAGTGTATTTCCCTTTACTAAGTTCCTCACTGGTGAAGTTCCAGAGCTTCTCGTGGATCGGCTGTCCGGTAAGTGCAGCGTTGGTAGCCAGTCGTTTGTAGGTAGAACGATAGGCGTTCTTCCCAACATTTATCTTACCTAATGCATAGTTGTGGTCACCGATTGGCAACTGAAATGCGTCAGGGTCGGAACATTTTTCTGGCTGTTGGATCAAGAGCGTAAGTTCAGCGAACTCAGTCATCTCCCAATCCGATTCTGCCTCTATAGCGGCGGACTGTTCTTTAGTCCACGCGATACGTGGGACGTCCTCTTCATCGAAGGGGATATTCTCGCGCCAGCCTTTTTGAGCGATAACAGGTATCACCTTAAGGGGGTTGTTAGGTTCTGACAGAATATAAGTCTTGTCATACAAGACTGAGCCGACTGGTGCGTCTGAATCGGACATCTTTTGACAGACGTTGATTCGTGGAATCTCGATATCATCGATGTCAATTTCGATTCCAGTTACAGTGGTGGAAAGCTCGTTAGAGGGTGTTTCCACAATTTCATTTTCTTTAGTGTTAGCCATAATATCAATTATTTGGTTCTGGTTTATTGAGTCGCGACACTGTGTCGCTCGTCGGATGTTTCTACGATCCCTGCATCATTGCAGGCATCGAGGAAATCTTGTTGTTCGCTAGAGGCCACCTTTTTGGAGACCTTCGCGAGAGGAAAACTAACTTGTTCGAGGAGGGTGTCCAGATCAATCCCAAAAGTTTTTGCGATTTCCACAAAAGCTAGGTTGTCGGAGATCTTTCTGGTCCGCCCCATCGAGCGTAGCTTTAGGCCGTCAAGCTTCCCGCCGTCTTTGAGCGCGGCCAATGCCTTCTTCTTGATCGATGCCGACCAGTTCTCAACAATCTTAGCGATGTTAAATAGTTCAGATAGGCGAGCGGGATCGTCCACGTCAGTCGGGTCAATGTCCGGCAACGTAGTATCGAGTTTCTTGGCGACACTAATAACAAGTCCACCTAACGCAGGACACACCTCTTCATGTTTGCAAAATCTACAGTATTGCGTTGGAGAACATTCTTCGAGTTCAGGTGTACCAGTCTCCCATTTCGGTCGGATCTCTTCACCTGCTTTAATGACTCGGCTTAGGTCTTCGACCAGAGTGGGGAGATCGCCTCGCGTAAACGTATGGTGTAATGTTGCGTTGTGCTGCGGCACGTAGAACGCGAAAACGATCTCCTGAATGTCTGGATACTTCTGGAATGCTCCAGTTGTATAAGCTTTAGCCTGCCAGTTTTTCTCTGGCGGATCAATGATACTGATTCCGGTTTTGTAGTCAGCCATGACGGCTCGGTCACCACCTTTGAGGATCAGGAATCGGTCACATGTTCCCCATGTCTCGGTGCCATCTAAGGTGACCTCAACTTGAATCTCGTTAAGCTCTTCTTCTACTTCACCAAAGTTAGTCATGAAGTCCTGCTCCATCTCTACGATCTGCTCATAGATAGCTAGCTCCTCTTCATTATGGAGAGCAGAAGGGTCAAAGACTTCGAGGGCCTCGTGAATTCTGGTCCCCATCTCGGCAGCAGCCGAAGTACCATCGCGGCCTTGATAACCAGCACAAGCGGCTACGTATTTGAGACTAGACGGGGAGAACTCCGCGTGGCCTCGACTAGTATGATCTGGTTGGTTACTCATTTTATAAGTTGTAATGAGTTAGAGAAGTTACTTAATACGTCCTTAGCGTAAGGGGTAGCATACCAGTAACCGACTTTATTTTTGACGCCGTTCTCCACCTCGACTCTGAGTTCCTGTCGGGTTAGGTTGAGTTTTTGCAACGCGGTCATCGCCCCATAAATCTTAGCGCGGGAAGACTTGAATGCTCGGCCTACTTCTCCCGTATCGACGCCGTCCTTAGATGCGATATACGCGAGCATCGAAACACGGTCTGTTTGGGTGATTCCAGCTTCTAGCAGGTGTGCTACGGACACCGCGATATTTTTTAATTGTGTCATGATTATTTTTCGACTCGGTTTAGAATGTCGTCGACTTTCTTCTTTAACTTGTCTCGCTTACTAACAGTCCGACTGATTGCTTTATTAATCATGTCAATCTCGTGCCGTAGCAACTGAACTTTCATCTGTTCCTTTGTGGTTAGGTATTTCTCTATTTTCACTGGTGTAACGTGTTTAGGTTATCGGTCTTTTGTTCAATCACGCGCATAACATGTTCTTCAATCGAACCGTCAGCTACGAGAATTTTCTGTATAGCATCACTTTTAGCACCGTTGCGGTGAATACGGCCTAACGCTTGTAAGTGATCCTTCACATTAAAGGTTGGTGATATTAATGATATCCGCTGTCTGTAACCATTAATATCGTGTAACGATATTCCGGTTCCACCAGCCGCGATGTTGACAACAATGCAGTATTGTTTATCAGCTTGAAAGTCATCAATAATCTTTTGACGTTCTGCTGCGGATTGCCCGCCTACGATTGCAGGACAATCTAGCAGACCGCAGAGGACTCTAGCTGTTTCTGAGAAGTTGACGAACAACACGACACTGTTACCTTGCTCAATGTAGTCCTTGGCCATGTCAGCCATGTCTTTCGCTTTCAGCGATTCAGCAAGTTGCCTTGCCCTCAGAAGATTTACAAGAACCCAATCGCTGTCCTCGACAGTTCCGTTATCTAAAAGATTTGTGATGATCTCTGGAGTGATCCCTAATTCCTTATAAGCTTTTGCGATCTTGGGTGCAGAGGTAAAGGCTACAGGTTCCACAAATACACGATTCATCTTAAAGGAATCAGGGAAGTCGCTGACGGTCAGTTTCTTCACGTTCTTCTGATACATCTCTTCATTGAGATCTATCAACTTAGAACGTCTACGTAGTTCCCACGCGCCCCATTGATTCTGAACGCAACCAAATTTCATCATCCAACCATACCAACTCTTAATACCATCCTCTGACTTGTTCAGATTGTGGAGACCTAAAACAAACCCAATCGGTCTCATCTCCGTTGGGTCTTCGGCAGCGGTCGCGGACATCGCGTGGACTGAATAACCTTGCGTAACAAGTGATACCAGCAGTTGAGCATTCTGGGTATACGGCCCTTTACATTTGTGGACCTCGTCGACCAACACTAACGTATTAGACGGCAAGTTCCACTTCATAATTTTCTTGCCGCGCTTGGACATGAACTCTGTCCGACCTGTCCTGATCTTCTCGTAGTTGAGAACGAACAGCGGTTCGATGCCGCACTCAGTTAGTTCACGTTCCCACGATGGGATTACTGCCTTTGGGCATAAAACCGCAACTGGTCGTCCTAAAACTTTCGCAAGGTGGCAAGCTACGATGGTCTTACCAGTTCCGACGTGGCTCGTGTCTAGCGAGTTAAGTCCTAGCTTATGTTTAGCTAGGAAGAAGTCGAGTGCCTCTTGCTGCTTTTTGTAAAGTGTCTTCATTATTGATTATTGACTATGAAATACTCATAACCGAACCAATAATGGACGTCGAGAAAAATCTTAACTTTTTTTACCTGACCAAATATAAGTGGCAATTAGGAAAGCGTCGATCATGCCATCATGCGGTTTTCGACACCGCTTGTTCGCGAGCCAGTTTTCTTTTGGCGCGAGTTGTTCGGCTAGCTCTAGAGCGGCTTCTTTAGTCTTACCTTTAGGTATCCGACCAAGTATGTGTTTCTGCCATTTGTGGACAGAGACACGTTGGACCGGATAACGGTGGCTCTCTGCCATCCCTAAAAGTTTACCGAACGAGATCGCCATTGACCGGACGGCTTGGCTACTTTTGGCGTGTGCTAGTGGTTCCTCAATCGCAAGGTCAAACGAAGTGTGGAGGTCTAGCAACCACTCGTTGACTTTCCTAATATCGACCTCTCTCTTCTTAGAAAGTTGAAGAGTCGGCATACGAGTCTTCGCGATGACAGCACCATCAAATGTAGATATTGCGCAAAGTCCGCCATCTAGTCCGTTATCTACACCAATAATTAAGTCGGCCATGTGAGTGTTCAATGAAGGGAGAACATTAATAAAAACCCTCGTCCGTAGATCTCCTACGACTCTATTCTCACAGGCTATATTGACCCAAACCTAGGGCAATTAATATTTTCGCAACTCTGTTTATCAATTTCTACGTCCCCACCGCAGTGTTTACAGAGATTGTCTCTCTCCTCGATGAAGAGAGCCTTCGCCAGAATGGCGTAGTTTACGAGATCCTCGCAAGCGTCATCTACTGACTCGCCAGCGACTTTTAACCCACCGTCGTTTACGAACGATTTGATACGCATGAGTTTATCCTGCATGCGTAAAAGCAATCCGGTGACTGGATGGAGACCTAAAGACTCAGCGGTCTTGAAGTTAGCGAGCGCGTCTACGGTGTTCTCACCTCCGCAGTAATCGGAGTTCTTTGCTCGCATGATGTCGAGCGTCTTAGCGCACGTCCGCTCATGTAGTTTGAAAAGTGTTTCAGGTTTCATTTTACTGGTATTGAATCTCCTCTGACTAGAAGACCATCTCCATCCGCAGGGACAAGAACTCTGACACCTTTTGGTAAGGTCTGCAAGTAAAATACCTCGCGAGCCGTTTCCGGTATCACGCGATACCATAAACCGTCGGCGGTATCGACCGGAAAACGGAAGTCGGCCCCTTCATCCACTCTGGTGATGAACTTCGGGTCCATCTCTGGTTGTCGATTTTTAAACATCACTTCTTCTTGGTTTTTGGTGTTTTTGGTTGAACTACGTCTGCATCAATGGCGTCGCTCTTCATCGCTTTGAGAGATCCTTTCCCTTTATCTGCCAAACTATTATTGAGGATGGATATATCGATCTGCATTTTTCCGGCGTTACCTCCAGCCCCTTTCTCGTTTAACCCCATATTGCGTCGGATTAACTGATCCAAATCCGAAAGCTCCTTTACCGTACGTGGACCCTTAATCGTCTTCAGTGAATCCCTTAGTAGTTTTATTCCTGCTGCGGCGATATAATGCTGATATTTATCGGCGGCAGTTGATTGGGCGGCGGCTATTTCCGCAAGTGATTCATCCTCTTCTGCGGAGGCTTGTCTCTTGAAGTCCTTTACAGCGGCCTCTGTTAGTGGTTCAAGGATATCGTAGATGGTCTCATCTTCCGCTTCCTCCCCTTCAATCTTGTGGATCTTCTGTAAGGCTTCCTTATGGGTGCTGTTCGCCCCACCTCTTGGCCTTGGTGGGAAGGAGGCTGTTTTAAACCACATCCTTACGGTATTATAATGGACTCCGAAATGTTCGGCGATGGCAGTGTTGGACCAACCTTTACACGCTAACTCGTGAGCCTCTCGGAGATTCGGGTTAATCTCCAGTTGCTCCTCAAACAAAGCCTTGTCTTTAGGTTCCATTAGTATTAAGTGATAGTATTGTGTCTGATAATACTAATGAGGGCAAGAAAATTCTTGAACCTAGGATTCACCCAATCACGAAGAAGATGGATGTTGGTGGCTTATCTATCCCACCGACTAGTCTTATTACGTCCCTTCTGTATGGGTTTGCCCATCACCCAAAGATTATTGCTAGGGAATACTACTTCTGGAGACTGTGTGATGAGCTTTGGAACAGAGACGACCTACCGGAACCAATGATGGTCCGCCATCCTTGGGCAGAACAAATGATCCGCGCTGCCTTGAACAACAAGTATTTAGCGATTGGTGGTTCGGCTAGTAGTGGTAAATCGCACACGATGGCCGCATGGGGGATCATCCAATGGTTATCGCAGCCAGCCGACACACTGGTCTTGATGACCTCAACAACGTTACGGGAAGCGCGGAAAAGGATTTGGGGTTCAGTTATGTCTCTGTTGTCAGTGATCGATGGTGCGCCGATTAAGATAAGGGACTCAATTGGAAACGCTGCCTACGTCAACGCGAAAGGGACGCTAATCGAAAGGGCTGGTATATCGTTGATCGCGGCGGAGAAATCGAAAACTCGCGAGGCAATCGGCAAATTCATCGGAATCAAGCAGAAGCGTGTTGTGTTAATTGGTGATGAACTTTCAGAACTTTCTGAAGCTATCCTAAATGCTGGACTTTCTAACCTGTCAAAAAACCCGTTCTTCCAAATGATTGGTATGTCCAACCCTAACAGCCGATTCGACGCTTTCGGCGTTTGGTCAGAGCCGAAGAAAGGATGGGAATCGGTAGACCCACAGGTCGAAGATGGGTGGAAAACCAAATGGGGTGGTAGTTATCTAAGACTCGATGGGGAGCGTAGCCCAAATATTGTCTTGGGAGAAGAGAAGTATCCTTGGCTCCCGACTGCTGTCAAACTGGAAGAAGATAGGATGCTTTTAGGGCCGGAGTCCAGAGGCTATATGCGAATGGTCCGCGCCGTTTTCTTTGATAGTGACGAAACAACCGGAATCTACTCGGAAGCAGAGTTGGCGAAGAGCGGGTCGATGGGTGAGGTTGATTGGGTAGATAAGCCGATCGTCGTCGCCGGAGTCGATCCGGCTTTTACTAATGGGGGCGATAGGACTATTATGTATACTGCTGAAGTCGGTTACGCTCAGAACGGACAATACGTCTGTAAGTTAGGCGAAGCCATCCACCTCAATGACGATGCTACGAATAAGGCGGTTCCTAGAACCTATCAAATCGTCCGTCAGATTATAGACCACTGTAAAAAGCGTGGGATCTCTGCTGACAATGTCGCACTCGACTCGACCGGAGCAGGTGCGCCGTTCTGTGATGTGCTGGCTGGTGAGTGGGAATCCTCCTTCATGCGGGTGACCTTCGGTGGAAAGCCTTCGGACAAGCGCGTTAGTATGAACAGTCAGTTGACAGGTGAAGAACTCTACACCAATCGAGTCTCTGAACTCTGGTTCGTCGGTAAGGAGCTGATTAGGACGCAGCAGATCTACGGAATCTCCTCTGACCTTGCTCAAGAAATGTGTGCTAGAAACTACGATATGGTGAAAACCGGATCACTGAAAGTGAAGATTGAATCCAAGCAAGAGTTCAAAAGCCGCTTCGGTCGGTCGCCTGACTTGGCTGATGCTGCGTTCCTTGCTCTTGATTGTGCGAGACAACGTATGGGACTCGTGGCTGTTGACCCACCGAAGGACGAAAAGGGTTCGGGGTTCAGGAAACAGGTTACCATTAACAGTCTTGGTAATGCTCTCGACAACCCTGACGCGAATCTATTAAGCTAAATACTAGTATTTTAACGTATTTAGGAAAAAAACTTTTCTCTAATATAACTAGTATTTTAGTGAAATAACTAAAATACTAGAGAGCTAGGAGGAAAGTTTTTTCCTTAAATGCGATGTGATACTACAACAGTAATAATTCCCCTCCGTTGACAGTTTTATTGAATTCTGGTAGTTTAACGCCGTGGCAAACAAACGCTTCAAAAGGCTCCCGTCTGGCCGTATCCAATATCATGGTGAGACTTTTGCGGGTTTTAATAAGCCGAAACGTGCGCCAAAAGGATCTAAAAAGAAATTTGTCGTTTTAGGTAAAGAAGGCGATAAAATTAAAAAGGTCGGCTACGGCCACCGAGATTACAGTGATTTCACAAAACACAAGAACCCTAAGCGTCGGGCTAATTTCAGGGCCAGACACAACTGCAAAACCGCAAAGGACAAAACAACAGCCCGTTATTGGGCTTGCAAACATCTCTGGTAGACATGCCTG